AAAAAGACTTAATAATAATGAATTTAACTATACTAATAATCCAAGTTTTTATTCTGGTAGTACAAATATAGTTAAATGGGCTGGAATGTACGATAATCCAAGAACATATGTAACATCCGTTGGTTTATATAATGACAATAATGACTTACTAGCGGTAGCTAAACTAAATCAACCAATTCCAAAAACATTCGATAAAGAAGTTTCAATAAAAATAAAATTAGATTTCTAAGGTAAATATGGATCAATACTACTTCTCCAACGAAATAACAGCCATCATAGATGCGTATCAAGCATTTTTACAGAAAGACTCCTTTGTGTTGAGGGGCAAAATAATTGATTTGAATCTATTATTAAGCACAGAAATTAGCCCACGGTTTGCTGATATTGACATCCAGCCACTACAACGTGCAGTTACAGTTTATAGTAACTTAATAAATCTTTTTACTATTTACGCTGATTATTTAGAAGCACCAGCTGCTGGAACTTTCGAAGATTGGTCTGATGAAGTATATCCCGATTATGGTGTTAGACCTGCTGTTAGAGTGGACAAAATATATTCTAATTTAGAAGGTTCATTAGGATTCGCATCAGAAAAGTCTGGAACTGTATGGTCTATATATTTTGGACCAAGTCCTATACCTGGTGCCGATCCTATAAAAACTATAATGAAAATTGTAGCTAGTACATCTATACTACCAATTCCTACTCTAACTTGTTCACCTACAGAATTTAACTTTAAATTTGACAAAATTCGGATACGAGAATTAACAGAGGGACCGGATCAAATAATTCCGGCGGGTAATGGAAATATAAATATAGGAAAACCGGTTGTATTAGAATATCAAGTACGTAGATGCTGTACAAAAACGCAACAGCCTGAATATGACGGTGACTTTGTTAAACTAAAAGGTAGTACTCCGGACAACCAATCATTAGTAAGAATAAATTCAGAATTATTGATAGATGCGCAACAATGTCCTACTGACCCCACCGTTTTGGGTAAAATAACATATAAAAGATATTTCAATGTAAGAACTATCGCTGAAACTTTATATAATTCATTAGACATTACAGTAGACGATAAATTTCTGTTATTACAGGTATTGTTGGGCAAGACAAATATATACAATACCAACCAAAATATTTGTTCAAAAGATTTACCTGCGTCTACACCTAAAGTATTTAGTGAAATATTTAAAGAGTTTGGTAAGTCTGGCGTTGCGCCACTAAAATGGGGAAGTGTTTCAAACGCACCTCAGTATACTAACTGGACAGAAAACGGTGTTATCGATATTGGTAAGCAAGTAACAAGTAATTCGGCTGTCATTATATTAGAACGATTTTTAATAGATGCAGGATTTAGTCCGAATGATTTAATTCTTAGCACAACAGCAACAGTACCATCTACTCAGGCTTTAGATACATTCAATAGTGTAAAAGGAAAAACATTATTAATAGAAGCTCAAGAGCAAAGAACTGGCGATGGGTGTGGTAATGGTTCAACTGGACAACCACCACCAAAAGATCTAACAACTGTTGCTAAAGCGTGTTTTGTTCCATATATCAAAATCGGGACCGAAAATAAATTTCAATGGTCATTGGCGTTAGAAGACACACCTATTTTTCAAGATATATATGATTTTAGAAATGATTATGATGATAATACTAAATTATTTAGAGACTTAGAATTCGCATTTCCAACTTCTCTTGCTGATAATGCAGCGGTTATTATACGTAACAGAGGACGTTTCATTTTTGAAGATAATATAAATATTCAAAAAACATCGATGAACAAAGTGGAAAGAAAATCCATTTCAAGTAATCCATGTTATACCGCAACTGCAGAAACTTTTAGATTAGACATAAAGCGAAAAAGAAAAAGATATATTAAAGTACAATGTGGTGCAGCGGAAACTATTGGAACAGGTGGTTCACTTGGCGATAATGTTTATTACTTCGCCGAAAACGCAATTAGTAATCCAGATTTTGCACCACCACCTAATGGTTCAACTGAAATAGATGATTATTTGTTTACGTATAAGTTTGGATCTGTTGACACAAATGGTGTTGACTCTGGTGAAATTACTCGTGGTAAACTTGCAACCTATTTAGCAGTTCAGAAATACGGAAAAAATAATGTATTTAAAGAAGATTCTGGACCAAACGTAGGTCAATTATACATTTTTGAAGAAGGTTATTATCCATTATATAGTAGTGATAGAACAAGAGATTTTGTTTCTGAAATATCAGACATTAACACAATAGAATTTACTAAAAATAACTTAGGTTGTGTTCCCGATGAGTATTGTGTAGATAAAGGCTGGACTCCAGATCCAACAGATTTATGTGGATGTGTTGAAGTTAGTGTTCATGAATGCTACGATGTTTATCCTGCACTTGAATATTTAGATGGTAATAGAATTAAAAGAACAATACCTGAACGATTAATATTAAAAATATTTCCGTTTAATCCAGATTATCCGTTCTTAACAAAAGGACAACGAGTAGTTAGTACAAGAAGAGCTAGTTCTGCAATATGTAATCCAAGTATTGCTAAATTATATCATCCATTACTTTACGGTGGTGATATTTTACCTGGTGTATCTAAGAATCAAGTGTACGGTATATTCAATGGTTCTTCTTCTCTTGATTGTTATTACACAAGTTCAACTCAAACTACAGCGTCTAAACAAATATATTACGATGTACTTGGATGTAATACCTGTGATGTAACTCCTTTTTATGCAGTAGCATACGGACATTATGAAGGTTCTGGTTCAATGGGATATAACTATGATTATAGTGATAGTTCTGCCAAAGCAATATACTCACAGTTTAGATTGTTAGGAATGGAAGCAACACAATCAAGATTTATGTTCTTGGATTCTGGATCAGCAAATACTCCAAAAGATGTTTATGTTATAAACTATTATAGAAATGGACTTTCACATAAATTAGATTTAGGTAATTTTGAGATAAACTTAGCTGAATTGAACGGTACTGCATATCCGAATATATATTATACTGGTAGTAATGTTCAAGTAAGTTCTTCTAATAAAGTTTTATCACTTATTGATAATTCTGGTGATGGTGATGACAATAGATTCTGTACAGAAGATCCAACAGATTATTATGATATTGTTAGTGGAAGTCTTACAAACGGAATTCATTCAACATCAACTGGCAGTAACGTAACAACTTACGGTAAGATATTTCCAAATATTGGCGTTATAGTATTGGATGGTGGTAAGTTAAATAGTTATTTGAATTTTAATTCTGTAAGTGGAAGTAATGTTGTAGGTGATAATTCTTGGAAAATACACACCGCAATAAGTGGTGCAGCAATATTAAATAAGCCAATGATTGGCAGAACGGTAAAACAAAAAACAACTAACCATTATTTTATAAGAATACCAGTTGATGAAGCTAATTATAGTACAAACCCAACATATCTTACAGAAGATACAACTAAAGTTGGACACTTGAAATATGATTGTTTTATTGATAATCCGATTACGTATATAACAACGGTTGGTTTATACAATGATACTAATGAGTTACTTGCTATTGCTAAACTAAATAAGCCGATACAAAAATCATACGAAAATGATATTCTAATAAAAATAAGGTTAAATTGGTAATATGGGTATATATGATTATAACGATGCTAAAATTGAACAAATTTTATTTAATTTGGGAGAATCTGTTGTATATGTGATTCCGAGTATAGATATTCTTGGACTTTTAGCTTTACAAGAAGAAGGTGCAGCATTCGATTTATATAATCAAAATACAAAAGATACAATCGATAAAATAGTTTCTAAAATAAGTGCTGATACAACCTATAAACTATTAAATAATACAAATTTATTTCATCCAAAAAATGAAATAGAATACGCTAATTTAATAGATAGAATAAATAATGCTATTGCACAATTGGATAATTTTGAAGATTGGCTTGAACGTGATATAATAGTAGAGAATAGAGACATTGTTGGTGAATATTATAAACCAGAGTTTTTAAATAGTATATAACATGATTAATTCACTTCAAATAAACCGATATATACTTAATAACTTATTAAACTACGTTAAGTTTATAGAAGCTGAGGGATTTCCTGATAAAACATTTATTAATATACAAAATGAAACTATCAGTATATCCACTTTACCTACTATAACATATTCAAATTCTAAACCAATTACAAGTAACAGTTTAGTATATAAATTGTTGGATAGTGCAAATTTACCTGATATATCAGAACCAATAAAAGAATGGCGAACAACTGGATTATTTAGTTGCAATAATAGTGAAAGAATAAATACTTTTATAAGTGGAACTGTTAGTTCAGACCATCAAAAATATTTCATGTCTATTTATAATAAACCAACCACACATCCAAATAGTTACCATGAATTTGATTTAGCATACGCTCATATAAGTGGTTCTGGTTCTTCATATGAAGTAACCGTACTTACCGAATTAAGTGAATTATTACCTGCAAAAACAATGTTTCGTAAATATATGTTAGATTGTTTTGATACAGTTGACGGTAAGTTTCCATTTAAGAATAATAAAAATGGTGATTATTTTTATGCAATACATTTTAATAGAAATTCATTTAAAGATAGATTAGACATTGGTAATTTTCAATTAACCTTAGCACCCATTTCTTCGAGTACTAATCAATTAATAAATACTGGTAGTAACTTTTATCCAAATCCTTCTTCATCTGTTATTTATACATTGATAGATGATTCAGTTGATGGTAAAGAATATATTACTTATACTGAAGAATTGAAAGATTATTATTATTTAGTTTCTGGTTCTTTAAATGATGGTATATATGGTGAAAGTGAGAATGATGCATGGGGTATTGTTTTTCCAAGAAAAGGTTTAATACTACTTGATGGTGTTGTACTTGATCAATCATGTTCTTTTAACACAGTTACCGCTTCTATTGATGGTGATAATATAAAGAAATTGTTTTATTCCATTAGTGGTTCTACAACACAAAATGTAGTTAGAACTGAAACTGGTTCTTGGTGGGGACGTGGTTCACAAGAATATATGTCAGAAACTTATTTTTGTAGAGCATTACCATCAGAAATGAATTCTTCAAACAACCCAACGTATGTTTCTGGTTCTAATAAAGAATTAAAATATTTAACTATGAGGGAAGAGCCTCATGTTTATATTAGTTCGATTGGTTTATATAATGGAAAAAATGAATTGTTGGCTGTTGGTAAATTAGAAAAACCATTACTTAAAAAGCATAATACAGAATGTAATTTTCACGTTAGAATAAGGTTAAATTAAAGTGGCATTTCAATTTGGAAATAATATAAGTTTTGCTTGGAAACAATTAAAAGCAGGTGATTATACTGTAAGACATTTTCAAGCAAATAAAAAATGGAAATTTAATACAATTTCTACTGACGTTGATTATTATGAAAATCATGGAATACAAGTTTATAGGGCTTTATATCCAGAAAACAATAAATACTTTGGTAATGTATTAAATCTATCGTCTGATATGTATCGTAACTCATATACTTCACAAAGTATTGATCCAAAACAATTGTGGTATTCATTGGATCATAATTATTATACAGTTTACTCTGATTATAGAATGTATGATTATACTGGCGAAGAAAATTCAAATAATTATTTGTGGGAAACTAGTTCTCTTTTTGTGTTACCCATGACAAATTTTGGAGAAGGTATACAGAAAGGTTCTTTTTCTATAAATAATTACAGTACAAATCCTTCGTATAGTTATACCTTAATAGATGATAAGTTTGGTAACTTAATTGATAATTCATTTGATACTACAAAATTTGTTGATTATTCAAGTTGTTTAATTGATATTGGATTTAATGAGAAATATAGAGAATATAAATACAAAAATAATAAATCTATTTATATACTAGATTCATCGCACCATAACAATATAATTCGTATAAACAATAATAAAAAAATAACCTATCATAATGGTATTCCAACAACCGATACTGCCGAACCAACTGGTGTTTCTGCTGCAATTCATGGAACATATTTAAGTGTGGATAGTTATCAGACATTTAACTTTAATCGATCCAACAATTTTGCATTTAGTTTTTGGTTAAACGTTCCCGCAAGTCAATCAATAGAAACATATGATCATAATTACTTATTTAACAAAAATAGAATAAAAATGTTACGTATAGGTGATGATGTTATTGAAACTGGTTCTTATTCCAACAGATTTCCATTTGATATTTATCTGACAAATAGAACAGCAACCAACCCGTACTCTATCGTTTTCAGACAAAGTTCTGATGTTGAGAGTATGCAAGTAACTTCGAGTATGTTAGCAACTGGAAGTTGGAATCATGTTGTTTGTCAAAAAACTGGAAGTAACTATGATATTTATATAAATGGTACATTGAATTCCACCGCTAATAAAATAATGACTAAAACAGTTAATAATGACCATAAATTTTATATAGCAGGTGATGGTACTAATGATAAGGTACTTTCTGGTTCGTTGGATGAAGTTAAAATTTATAGTAAAGGATTAACATCTGATGAAATTGCACATCTTTATGATAATAGTTTGGTAAATGGTTATGCGTATCAAACCGCAAGAATTGGTAATATATTTTATAAACAAGGTATGGTAGTTGTTTCTGACCCAAGACCAAAATATAAAAATTCTATTTTAGGTTCAAGTGGTTCTTATGATTATAGTGATTTAACGTATGGGTTTGATGGTGAATATAAAAGTATAACTACTTTTTTTGAACATGAAATTATTTGTAAAATTCGTAAAAGTGAATTCAATTTTACTCAAAATCCTTCTTTATTTACAGATATAAATCTTGGTCCACAGTTAGCAGATACGTATGTATCGCATAGAAATTTTAATCCGTATATAACAACGATTGGGTTGTATAATGAAGATAGAGATTTAATAGCAATTGCAAAATTGGCTAACCCACTAATAAAGCGTGATGATGTGGATATGAATATTATTATACGATTTGATATGTAATGAAAAGAAACGCTGTAGCAATAAAGAATGGATTTAGAAGTGGATTGGAAGACAATATAAATGATTCACTTCAAGAATCGAAAAAAGAATTCGGTTATGAAACCCATAAAATATCCTATATACAACCAGCAACAAAACACAATTACACTCCTGATTTTGTTCTTACTAAGAAAAACGGTAATATACTTTATATTGAATCAAAGGGTAGGTGGGTAAAAACTGACAGATTAAAGTTTGATTTAATATTTGAACAATATTCAGAAATAGATATTCGATTTGTATTTCAAAATCCAAACGCAAAGTTATACAAAGGAAGTAAAACCACATACGCTCAGTATTGTGATAAAAAAGGTTGGAAGTGGGCAAAAAAAGATATTCCAAAAGAATGGTTGGATGAGTGTTTGTAATTGTCACAAATTTTTATTATATTTGTGATATAAACTATTCTATAAAAAGTGTTGTTATGATAAATTATGATTTACTCAATTTGTTAGAAAAAGTTCTTGGTAAAGGACGAAAAACTTCTGGCAATAACTACTCTTTTTTCTCTCCGTTCATTTCCCATTACAAACCAAAATTAGAAATAGATTTAAGTGCATCTAACGATGGACAAAATGTATGGCATTGTTGGGTGAGTAACGCCAAGGGTAGAAATATATCTTTACTATTCAAAAAGTTAAAAGTTGATCGGTCTTATTATACAGACTTGGATAAAATTATAAAGACTAAAAAACTTTATGTTTCTAATAAACAAGAAGTAAAAGAAACTGTATTGAGTCTTCCAACAGAAACTATTAAACTATATGAATACGGCAAAATAAAAGACATACAAACTAAAATGCAGTTAAAGCAGGCAATAAATTATTTGAAAAAACGAGGAATCAGTAGAACCGATATGATTAGATATGATATTGGTTATTGTCCAACTGGTTCTTATTCTGGTAGAATAATCGTTCCATCGTATGATGATAATTTCAATTTGAATTTTTTTGTTTCTCGTTCTATTTTTGAAGAAGATACATTAAAATATAAAAATCCAAAATGGAGTAAAGACGTTATTGGTTTTGATTCGTTCATTAATTGGAATGAACCTATAACTTTAGTCGAGGGTGTGTTTGACGCAATTAGTGCCAGATATAACACTATACCACTTTTCGGCAAACTAATGTCAAACTTATTGAAAGAAAAAATATTACTACGTAAACCACCGAAAGTAATTGTTGCTTTGGATAATGATGCAAGAAAAGATGCATTAAATATTTCAAGTTATTTAGTTGCAAACGGAATAAATGTTTCTATTATAAACTTAGAACAAAAAGATGTAAACGAAGTTGGATTTAAAGAATTCACTTCTATTAAAAGAAAAACTAAAAACACAGACACATACGATATTATTAAACAAAGGATTTTGAATGCTTAACTTACATAGAGTTATACACATAGCTGATGTACATATTAGAAATTATAAACGCCATGAAGAATATGAAATAGTATTTAATAGATTATACGATTATTGCCGTGAAACTGTTAGTAAACATAAAAATACTTTGATTTATGTTGCGGGTGATATTGTTCACGCAAAAACAGATATGAGTCCGGAATTAGTAGAAATGACGAGAAATTTTTTATTAAATTTATCTGAGATAGCAACTACTTTTTTTATAGCAGGAAACCACGATTGTAACTTGAATAATAAAGACCGAATGGATTCTTTAACTCCAATTTTCAATTCATTTAATAACAATAATAATTTATTTTATTTCAAAGAAACTGGCGTTTATCCAATGGGTAACGTAGACTTTGTGGTAAATTCAGTATTCGATACTACTAAGAACTTTATTAAAGCCTCTGATTTAGAAGATAACGGTAGAAAGAAAATTGTTCTTTATCATGGTGCAATTAATGCAGCAGAAACAGATACAGGTATGAAATTACATAATACCGATGTTACTATTGATTTATTTGAAGGGTTTGACTATGGATTTTTTGGAGATATTCACAGATTTCAATATTTAGATTCAAACAAACGTTTTGCTTATCCAGGTTCACTTATACAACAAAACTTTGGGGAAGACTTAAAACACGGTGTAATTGAATGGAATTTAACCAAAGGTACATCGAAGTTTGTAGAAATAAAAAATGATTTTACTTACCACACAATTGAGGTTGAAGATGGAAAAATTAAAAACTTACCAGAAGAATTTTCAAAAAATAATTACGTACGCTTACGTTCAATTAATACATCTAATTCGGACATTCATAAAGTCATTACCGAGATAAAATCATTAGCAAATGTGCTTGATGTTAAAGTACAAAGAGTCGGTGGTTCATCGGAAGCAGGAAATACTTCACAAAATAAATTAGGTGATATTAGAGATATTGCATATCAGAACACATTAATTTCTGATTACATTAAAAATAATAAGTTACCGGCTGATACTGCATTGTTAGAACGTATTTATGAAATAAACAGAAACGTAAACAAGCAAGTTGATGATAGTGATGTTGTTAGAAATTTAATTTGGACTCCAAACTATTTTAAGTTTGATAATATGTTTTCATACGGTGAAGGTAATTCTGTAAACTTTGATTCTATGAATGGTGTTTATGGTTTATTCGCACCGAATGCAAGTGGGAAATCTTCTGTGTTAGACGCTCTTATGTATTGTATTTTTGATAAATGTCCAAGAACATACAGAGCAATTCAGGTAATGAATAATAAAAAAGAAAACTTCAACTGTAAACTTAGTTTTAATATCGGTGAACGTAATTATTTCATTGAAAGGGTTGCAACTAAGGACAAGAAGGGTGCTGTGAAGGTAGTAGTGAACTTTTGGTACTTAGATGGAGAGAACAAAGTTTCACTCAATGGTGAGGACAGAGACGATACAAATCGTATAATTAGAAAGTATTTGGGGACATATGATGATTTTATTTTAACTGCAATGTCTGTTCAGGGTAACAATACTAATTTTATTGATAAAGCACAACGTGAACGTAAAGATTTACTTGCTCAGTTTTTAGATTTAGAATTGTTTGAAGAATTACATACAATAGCAAACGATGATTCCAAAAGTGTAAGTACACTTATTAAAGAGTTTAGTAAACAGGATTATTCAACAAAGATATTAAGTGCAGACGCAAAACGTGATGAAGCAAATACAATTTTATTGAATTTGAATTCGGAAAAATCTGAAATTGAAGAAAAAATAGAAAAGTTGAATAGTACAATTAGAGAAAATGAAACTAAATTAATAAAAGTAGATTCTAATTTATCGCCTAATTCATTACAAACACTTTTAGAAAAAGAAATTTCAATTGATAGAAAAATAGATGAAACAATTCGCGGTATGAAATCACTTGAATATGAATTAAAAGGTGCGAATGGAAGTCTTGATAGATATACACTAATTCTTTCTGAGTTCAACAAAGAAGATTTGTTAGAACGTAGAGAGATGGTTGATGAAATTAGATTAAAACTTTCTAAAAATGAATCCGATTTGAGAAATATAAGACTTCAGATTCAACATTGTGAAGATAAAGTAGATAATTTAAAGAATCATCAGTACGATCCAAAATGTAAATTCTGTGTTGGTAATGTGTTTGTTCAAGATGCAAAGAAAGCAGAATCAAGTTTAATTGGATTAAATAAAGATAAAGATAGTTTACTTACTGAAATTGAAGGACTTGAAAAAGAATTCAAGAAAAATTCTAATGTTTATACTGAGTTGGACAGATTACAGAAGTCAGAAAACGATCAACATTTTCATCAAAAAACGGTATTTAATTTAGAAAAAAATATTTATAGTAATAAAGAAACATTGAAAGGATTTGAAGAAGATTTAGTAAATGTTAAAAATAAAATATTAAAATATAAAGAAAATGAAGAATCTATTAAAACAAATTCCTTACTGATGGAAATTATAGAAGATTCTAAGAATTCTAAATCAATGTTTACTAGAGAGTTAAAGCAAATTGAAGGAAAGATTATAGATTATAGTGGTGATATTAAAGTACAAGAAAGAATTATAAACGATTGCAATGAATCGATTCAGAAATTAAAAGAACTTGAAACAGAATATCTCGCTTATGATTATTATTTGAAATGTGTAAATAGAAACGGTATTCCGTACGCACTCATAGGTGACGCTTTACCGAAGATACAAGCGGAAACAAATAATATTTTATCTCAAATCGTTGATTTTCAAGTGATTTTTGAGACAGATGGTAAGAGTATTAATACTTATATAGTGTATGATGATGATAACTTCTGGCCACTTGAATTAACCAGTGGAATGGAAAAATTCATTTCATCGATAGCAATTAGAGCAGCACTTATAAATGTCTGTTCTTTACCAAGACCAAACTTTATAGCGATTGATGAAGGACTTGGTACATTGGATTCTGGCGTTTTAACGAGCTTCTCTATGTTTTTAGAGTATCTTAAAACTCAGTTTGATTTCGTTGTGTTAATATCACATATTGATGTTGTTAGGGATATGGTGGATAGTCAGATTGAAATTAAAAAAGAGAATGGATTTTCAAAAATAGAAGGATAAAAAACGTGGTTGAAATGAAATGATTGAAAAGAAAAAATTTAAACGTGATTATATAAATACACAAACAAGATATACAGAAACAAATAATAATTCTGCTAATATTTTGAATATTACGTTCATGCCAGAATTATTTACGGCAGGTAAAAATCTTTTCAGATTCAAGCCAAATTCCATGTTTATATCAGAAAAGTTTCCAATTAACATTGAGATTTTGGATAAAAACGGAAGACCAATTTATCACGAAGTGTTACGAAAAAAAGAAAGAGACAAGTCTATAAATGTTGCCGTATATGTTTACGATTCAGTAACAGTAGGTGAATGCAGTATAACACTATTATGTAGTGTTTATCGGGATTTAAACGGTATTTTATTACCAAACAATCAAGTTCAAAAATATAATTACAAATATATTCATACACTTAGTGTGGATAACACAAAATCAAATGATAGTATAATTGTATATAAACACGAACCAGAAATAACATTATTAGAAAAAAAGTTTTCAATAGTTGAAGAGAAATTTAACAACCAAAAACCAACTGGTTCTATTGGATATGCAACATATTCTTTCAAAGATAGTGTTCCAATACTTACTAACTTTGGTAATGATTTTCAAAAAGAATTTGAAGGCGGTAATATATTTTTTCCAACACTTTCTTCTACAAGATTTCCAAACGCAGCAACTGCATCATTTGAATATTCTTCAAGTATATTATCTGTAATAAACTCTAATCAATTGGTATTAAAAGACCCTGTTTATTTTCGTGGAACAGACAATACATATAGACCAGTTTCTTTAGCGGAAAATCAACAGTATGTTATAAATTACAATAATTCGGCTGATAGTAAAACGGTAACTCAAAACATAAAATCCTACGCTAAACTTGATATTTCAAATCTTGAACCAGAAGTTGGACAAATTTCTCGTATAAAAGTTTTTACAAGAAGTGCAAATAAACCAAATCAAGCGTATAAGTTAGTATATGACGGAAATGTTAACCAGAAAAATTGGATGGTTGACACTAACTCAGATTTAATTGAAAACCCAATCGGTATATTTTCAAAAAATGTTGGTATACAAATTGCAGGAAATACAACACTATCTTCAATAAATCCTTACAGTTATTGGAATTCTGTTCAGATTAATGGAGCACCAATTGCTGTAATTAGTTCTGCATCGTATTTCGGTTCTAGTACATCTTCATACTCAACATTTGATTACACGGAAGAATCTATATCGATAGTTCCTACTGTAATAATGTCTGGTTCTCAAGAAATTATCATAGAGCAAACTGGATCAGCAGCTACTAAATTTTATAAAGACACGATTTATAATATTGTGTTTGACTATTATAGCACTCCCAATAGATTAGATACACGTGAGCAGAAAATAGCAGTTTATATGAGTGGTAGTGCATTCAGTAATAATACTGAATACGGTAGATATTTGGGTAAAGTTCCAATATATACTGGTGCAGAATCTCGTAAAAAAGATTTTAAATTGAGAATACCAGTTGATAGAGACGGTGATGGTATTGTTAGATTCATGATTAGAGATGGTGCTAAAATTTCTAATATTCGTGTTGTTGATGATTCCAATTATGGATTTACTCCAAATAGAACACGGATTTATATTCCAATAGATGAATCGCATAGAAATGAATATTTAGATTTTAAGATTCAATATTTTAATGATACTTTGAGGGAATCGCAAGTATCTTCTTCAATAGAAGGTGTATTGTTTACAGGTGGCAACCAATACATTTATGGCGATGATAACATAATAACTGGATCTACTTTTATATCATCATATACTGCAAGTGGTATTCAATTATTTAGTAATATATCTGGTTCTAAATCTGGCTCTGCAATACAAACATACGGTTATACTGGTATAGAATATGCACTTTCTAATTCACCAACTTCTTCAAATTACGGTTGGAGTTTGACGCAAGGAAATCCTTATGTCAGTTCTAGCTATTCACAAGCAACAGTACAGATGATAAATCAAAGTGGTTCCAGATTTGAATTCCGTTCTAATCCAGACACTTTTAATTTTAATGCAGTTGGTAGTAATTCTACTGTTTTAATAGGTAATAGTGGTTCTGTAAGTAGTTCTTACTTAAAGTGGGATGGTACTGATTTGGTTATTTATGTTAGTGGTTCTTTACTATCACCAACAAGTAGTTCTGCAACATCTGCATCTTACGCAGCAACCGCTTCATCTCTATCTAATAGTGGTGGAAATATAACGATAAACGGTGGCACTACATATGACAAATTATATTTCGGTGGTACATTATCACAATCAATAGAAGCGTCTGTTTCAGGAGTTGACGCGGGTGGTGTTAATCTTTATTTTGGACCAACTACTGGTTTTAGAGATTATAGATTTGCATGGCAAAATGATAGAAATGTAGTTTTATATGGTGCAGGTAATATTGCAATTTGGAGTACAGGTACAGCGACTTCTGATTATATTTTAAAAAGAAACATAAAACCAACTGAGATGGATGGTATAGATACTTTAAAAAAAATAAATGTGATTGATTTTCAATGGAAAGATGATACTGATTTACATGATGGTGGTGTAATTCATACTGGATTCGTTGCCCAAGAAATTGAAAATATAATACCAGACGCTGTTTATTCTCCAAGTGGTAGTACAAAACTATTACACAAAGAAGAGTTAGTACCAACTTTAGTTAAGGCATTACAAGAAGCGGTACATAGAATAGAAGAATTAGAAAAAAGGTTATTAGTTTCAAACAATTGATATTTATATGGGAATTAATGAGAGAGAATAATTGCCAAGTATGCAAAGAGATTTAACTAACCTATACGTATCCGAATCGTATTATAGGTTACTACAAACTGACCCAACCGATGATTCCACACTCCTCGATGGAACTGGGTCTCTTGTTACGTACTTAGCTGTATCTGGAACTGTTGATGCCTATTATTTTAAAGGCGATGGTTCTCAGTTAACAAACATTTCACCAACAACATTACCAAGTGGTGTTGTATCTTCATCTGCACAAACATTACAAAATCTAAGTGGAACAAACATTGTATCGAGTTCGGCACAAAGAAGTGTTCTTGGACTTGCAACAACTGATTCACCTACATTCAACAATCTTATATTAACTGGTGATTTAACTGCAAGGCAACTTATAATATCATCATCGGTAATAAGTGTAACACAATCATTCAGTAGTGGTTCAAACATATTCGGTAACAGTTTGGATGACACACATCAGTTCACAGGTTCAGTTTACATAACTGGTTCTGTTTATGGAACGTTCGTTGGTGATGGTGCTGGATTAACAAATATTGTTGCTCTTGGAACAATTTCATCTTCACAACAAATACAAAATTTTGGATTTATAACTTCTTCCGATTGGAATGAACTTGTAAATAAACCAAGTGGAATTGTATCGAGTTCTGTTCAAGTATTAGGCGGAACTGGAATTATATCATCATCCACACAAAGAAGTTCAATTGGCTTGGGTACTTCCGATAATGTTACATTCGGAAATATATCTGGTAGTGGACTTACCTTAATGGGTAACGCTTATATAGACGGTACACTTACTGCAAGAACTTATGTAATTTCATCATCCGTAGTTGATATTCAATCGATAAAAGCGTCTGGTTCAACTCAATTCGGTGATTCAGTAGATGACACACACCAGTTCACAGGTTCTTTATTTCTAAGTGGTTTATTAAAAACACCAAATACAATTTCTGCTTCTGCATTTAGTGGAATATTTGATGGTGCAATTTCTTCTTCTGCACAAATTAGTGCATTGGGATTTGTAACGAGTGGCGAAATAAGTGGTTCTGTTTATTGGAATAATATTCTAAATAAGCCAACTGGTTTAGTATCGAGTTCAACACAAACTCTAACACACTTATTTGGAACAAATATAATTTCTGGTTCTGGACAAAGAAGTGTTATTGGGTTAGGAGAATCGGATTCACCAAGATTTGCAACTTTATACGCAACAAATGGCAATTTTGACGGTAACGTAGTTGTTGGTGGAACAATAACTGCAAGAACTTATGTAGTTTCTTCATCGGTAGTTAATTATGAAACTATATTAGTATCTGGTTCCAGTAAGTTTGGGGATTCAACCGATGATACACATGAGTTTACCGGCTCACTTACAATAAGCGGTTCATTTGTATTACCATCAACTAATTCATTACCCGTAATAAGTTCTACTGGAAGTTTGATTATTTCTGAAAGTAATGCATATTTATTTATATAACAAATAATTTAATTTGGAGAATTAAATGGCAACGTGGAAAAAAATTATAGTATCGGGTAGTAATGCAGAGCTTGCACAAGTTACTGCATCGATTGGGGTATTAGTTGGTTCAACACAAATAATTGGAACTACACAGGCAGCAACAAAACTTACGGGTTCTTTCACTGGTTCTTTCACAGGAGCATTTTCAGGTGACGGTACTAATATTACAGGAGTAACGGCAACTGCAACATTTCCAACTGTTGAAATTTCAAATTTAACATCCGGTAATAAATTTTTCACAAGTGATGGTACTAACTCATTTACTACCTATGGAAATCTTTTAACTGATTTAGCAGGAAGTGGTATTTCAGTAGAAGGAACTGATAGTTTATCTGTTAATTCTGGATCAATGCAAACATTCTTTAATTCATCATCTTATGCAGGTATAAGTGGTGATATTCTTATTAACGCTTCAAGTGGTGTTGCAAGTATACAAGAAAATTCTGTTGCTCTCGGTACTGATACAACTGGTGATTATGTTGCTAGTGTTTCTGCTTCAGGTGCTCTTGTATCGAGTGCATTATCTGGTGAAGGCAGTACTCCGAATATAACATTGAATACGGCATCAACAACATTTACAAGTGGTGTTGTATCTGCTCTACCAAGTGCAACTGTTAGTGGTTCTTCATTTAGTTCACCATCACAAGGTACAGTTCGTGCAACAATTAATGGTGTAGATACTGATGTTGATACTGGTCTTCAAACTGGTGATAGTCCACAATTTGTCAATTTAACTCTGACTGGTGATCTTGCAGTTAATGGTGGTGATATTACAACATCTGCCGCAACGTTCAATGTTGCAACAACACAGGCATCTACTATAAATATAGGTACTGCAGATGTAACTACCATAAATTTAGGTAAAGCTGGAACTTCAACTGTAACAGTTAATAATAAACTTGTTGTTACTGGCGATTTGGTTGTTAATGGAACAACAACAACAGTTGACACTACAAACATTACCATTGAAGATAAATTTGCTTTGTTTGCATCTGGCTCAGATGGAAGTACTGATGGTGGTATAATAGTACAGCAAGGTACAACAGATGGTTATGCGCTTGGTGTTGACGCTTCTGCTGATAGGTGGGCATTACAAAATAACTTAGGACCAACTGCAACATCAATTACTCCAGATGCTTTCATGGGTGTAATACAAGAAGGAACTGCAAATCCCGTATCAAATCCTGTTTATGGTGGTGCAACTGGTTATGGAACAATTTTTGTAGATAGTAATACTGGAAACATTTGGATATATTCTTAATAAATAAATTTATGTTTAAAAAAATTAAAAGGTTTTTTATGGGCTTAGCTAATAGAAACGAAAAAGTAGAACAAAATAATAATATACCACCGATTCCTCCCTTTAGCAAGGAGGAATTGGAGTTTTTACTAAAATTGGTTTCCGATTGTACATTCAAGGGAAACGAAGTTCAAGTTGTTTACGATTTGGTTTATAAACTTCAACAATTATATATTAAGTAATATTTATAAGTATTAATATAATTTACGGAGTTACCTTTGTCTAATTGGAAAAAACTCGTAGCAAGTGGTAGTCATGCACACCTTCAGTCTGTAACTGCTTCTAATGGTTCTATCATATCCGGTTCACTTACCATGAGTGGATCTATAAACAATGTTGAATATGTAGATTTTAATACAACGCCAGCACAATCAATTAGTGCAACAGTTGATGGTAGACTTTCATGGGATGATGGTGCTCGTTCACTTGTTGTTGGCGCTGGTAATAATCTTGATTATCACGTTGGACAACAAGAATTTGCTTATGTTGTAAATACAGAACCAACAACATTGACAAAAGGTGAAGTTGTTTATATTTCTGGATCACAAGGAAACACTATTGCAGTAAAAAGGGCAAATGATTCTGGTGATAATTTTTCTGCTGGAACACTTGGTCTTGTTGCAGAAAGTATTGTTTCTGGTGGAGAAGGTTTGGTTCTTGTAAATGGTTTGATACGTAAATTAGATACATCAACACTTACGGCTGGTAAATTATTATTCTTGGGTTCTACACCTGGAACATATACCGAAACAATCCCAACCCCACCAAGTCATTCTGTTCGTATTGGTTATGTTGCAAAAGTAGATGCAATACAAGGGGAAATATATGTAAAGGTGGATAATGGTTATGAAATTGGTGAATTGCATGATATTATAGATACAACAACCACAACTTCATATGGAGATTTATTAGTAAAAAGTGGTTCTTTATGGACAAATTCAAAACAACTTACTGGTTCGTATGGTATAACTGGTTCACTACAAGCAACATCATTTACTGGTTCATTACAAGGAACTGCAACAACAGCGTCTTATGTACTTAATTCTGTGAGTTCTTCATTTGCAACTAATGCATCAACAGCATCATTTTTAAGTGGAACTGTGACTTCAGCGTCATTTGCATCAACAGCATCGTTTGTAAACACACTAACTCAAAATGTAACGGTATCTGGTAGTATATTTCTTTCTGGTTCATTAAACACTCCGGTATTCATAGATTATGAAGAAAGATTCACTTCACCAACAATATCAACAGGTATTTTAACTTTGAATTTAGCAAACGGTAATGTATTTGATGTTGCCCTTAACGCTAATATAACTACATTAACTATTTCAAATCCACCCGCTGCAAATAATGCTGGTTCGTTTGTGTTGGTATTTACCGCAGATGGAACAGCGAGAGTTGTTTCATGGGGTGCATCGATATTATGGCCAGGTGGAATTGCACCAACACTTACAAGTACAAACGGTAAAAAAGATGTTTTTGGTTTTATTTCATTGAATAGTGGAACTAACTTCATGGGCTTTATTGGTGGACAAAATATATAAGGTTATACTATGATTAAAAATATAATGATAAATGCTTCTAAAACAGCACCTGCACCAATAGTATATTATAGTGAGTTGTGGACAATGGGATTTGGTTTATATGGACAGATTGGTGACAACACAACAATTAATCGTTCATCTCCAGTTCAAATCGGTACTCTTTCAAATTGGGTATCTGCATCCGCTGGTTACTTAGCGAGCAATGCAATAAATACAAGTGGGAGTCTTTGGGCATGGGGATATAATTTTCGTGGTAGTTTGGGTTTGGGTGATACTATCGATAGATCATCACCTGTTCAAGTGGGTACACTAAACAATTGGACTTCGGTAACAAAGGGTTCACATACCATGGCAATTAAAACAGATGGCACACTATGGTCATGGGGAAGAAATGCTTCTGGTCAATTAGGTTTGGGTGATAAGGCTGATAGATCATCGCCAGTTCAAGTAGGAACACTAACTAATTGGCGTAGTGTGGTAACTGGTACGGCCACAACCGCTGCTATTAAAACAGATGGTACACTTTGGACTTGGGGAAGAAATACTGAAGGTACAACTGGACTATCAGAACCCAATGCAAATATTACTTTTTCACCAATATTTGAATCAAGCACATTCAAGGAAGTTTCCGTAGGATACGTGAGTTATACTATGGCAATTAATTCGGATGGTTCTCTGTGGGGTTGGGGAAATAACAGTAGCTATTACTTAGGTGATGGAACTACGACTAATCGTATTGAACCAACCAAAAATACAGCAAATACAGCAACTAATTGGAAAAAGTTATCTTCTAATTCACATACTATGGGAATTAAAACAGATGGTACACTTTGGGGTTGGGGTGTTGGAACTACTGGCAGAATTGGGAATAATAGCACAAGCGGTGATATATCACCACAGCAAATTGGAACAGACACTAATTGGAAAGATGTTGCTGCTGGATCAATCAATACCGTTGCTATTAAAACAGATGGTACACTATGGACGTGGGGTGGTAATACTAGCGGACAACTAGGTTTACTATTAGCAACAGGTACTCAGCGGTCATCGCCGGTTCAAGTGGGAACACTAACTGGTTGGTCAACGTGTGCGGCAAATGGAGGGGGCGCCACCAGTCATTGTGCATCAATTAAAACAGATGGTACACTATGGACTTGGGGATTGAATACATCAGGTCAACTTGGTCTTGGGGTTGCTACCAATCGATCATCTCCTGTTCAAGTAGGAACACTTGGAACATGGAAAAATGTTGCAGTTGGTGACTCACATACTATGGCAATTAAAACAGATGGTACAATTCTTC